CTCGCAAGCGTTCAGCGGAACATATCGTGCGCGGGTCCGCTTGTCGATAGAACGATCATGCGCGTTCGTGCCTTGCTCTGGACGGCTGCCCCGCCATCAGGTCGTCCCATGTCATATCACGGATGCCTAGCACGGGCTTGTCGGCTGATTTGACCTCCGGCTTAATCTCACGATAGGCCATTGCCAGATATCGGAACGCGTCGGCAGCGTGGCTTGTCCAATCGTGCTTAGGCCCATCACGGAAAACGCGAGCCTTCTCGTCATAGTCCGCTCGATACTGGCGCAGGCACTCAAGCCCAGCCTTGCACCTGTCTCGGTCAAACCAGATGCGCGGGAACAAGACGCGGCCCGCATTGATCCCATCCAGAACTTTGTGGCTCGGCACCAGCTTAGGCTTCAGCTTCAGCGCCATCATTGTCTCGATGCGCGTCCGCCCTGTGCCTAGTTCCCTAACCCTCGCGTCATGCGGAACCCAGTCCGTTTCGTAACGGTAAGGCTTGGCCTGCAACACCTTGGCGTAATGCTCAATGCTCTCGCCGCTGGCCTCGTAGAAGTCTATGACCCGTATCTCTGACCCATGAGCCTGCCAGAACCAAATGGCCGTGCTATCGCCTATGCCCAAGTCCCATGTGGTATAAACCGGCAGCGCGGGGTCGTGCGGAACGTCTGTTATCCGTCCAGCCCGCTCGCTCTCGGCCATGTCCTTGCCGTAATAAGCGCCGATGATTGCCGCCTCAAACGAACACTCAAACTCCTGTTCGTATTGCTCCGGCGTCATTTCCCTCGCAGCAGCGGACAACTCGCTTTGCGGCAGAATGCCCGTCTCAGACGCTGGCAGGAAGAACGGGAACCAATCAGGGTCCGTCTTTGCCCGCTCAAACAGGTCAAAGAACGCGTTACGGCCTTTCGGCGTCCCGATGAACGTCGCTGTCCCTTGCCGGTCGGCCAACATCGGGCGGATGATGGAACCGAAGATGCCGGGGTACATATCGGCATATTCATCCAGCGTCGCATCGTCCAAATAGCCACCGCGCAGGGCATCTGGGTTGTCAGCGCCATAAATCTTGATGCGCTTGCCGCCGATCAGCTCAACGTATAGCTCGCTCTCGTTTGGCGGCTTGGCCCAGATCGGCTGGCTGTACCGTTTCAGATACTCCCACGCTACATCCTTGGCCTGCTTCAGGTAGGGCGCGAGGTATGCCGCTCGATAGTGGGGCTTGTCGGACACCACCGCGTTGCGGATCATGTCGTTGATGCAAGCCACCGTCTTACCGCAGCGACGGTGCGCCACCCCGATGGCAAAGCGTTGCGTCCTGTTGTGGAACGGCAGGAACACCCGGCGAGGGGCGTAGGGGATTACTCTGGTTTCAGCCAAGAGACACTGATTGAGATTGGCGCGTCTGGATCACCGGCAAGCTGCATCGGCAGAACCTTGCCAAGCAGCGACATAAACGGGCCGGGGTTCTCGCTGGCCTGTACGGTCAGGTAATCCACCAAGCCTGTATCAGTGTCGCCGCCTGCCTTTTGAGCGGCAAGCAGAATAGCGTCCTTAAGCAGCGCCGTGCTTTTGTTGGGCGTGCCTTTCTGGCGACCGCCTCGACGCTCACCGGGCAACGATGGTCGGAAGCCAGACACAACATTTCACCATCTATTTTAGTTCTGTGCGTCTAGCCATTGCCGAAGCGCCGTACATAGAGCGGTTGAGAGTATGCCTTGAGGCTATGCGGCGGTCAAGCCATCGTCATTTCCCTTCTTGTGATTGGGAGAGGATGGCGTCGATCATGGCGGGCCAATGCGCCCGAGCGGAAGCGCGAGCGTCGAACCCATCGTCCATTCCGTCGCCCTCGGAAACCACAAACTCGTCAGGCTCTCGAATAGCTTCAAGAGCAGCGCGGATAGCTTCGGCGGCTTGCGGCCATGTGTTTGGGGTGTCGTTGGGATCGCAATAGCCGTATAGCGCGTCGCCTGCGGCCCGAGTCATGCGGTCAAACATCGTCTCTGTCATCTTCAATCCTTTTGGTTCACGGCTTCGCCGTACCTAGTCAGTTCGGCCCACTCGCTATCGGCTTGCTCCAACGGCACCTTGTGATTAGCGATTGCAAGCGCCTCGATAACGGCTTGAGATTGGTTTAGGTTGTGCCGCAGCATCAGACAGCAAAGGTTCTCGCGGGCCTTGGCGTCTAGCACTACCTCGACACGCTTTGCTCCTGACTGGGCTTGGCGGGAACGGGCGAGCTGAGCGCGGAGGGTGCTGGTCATTACGCAGCCTCCGCTTTCAGGATCGCCTTGACTTCGGCAGCCTTGATGCGCTTGCCGTCCATGTAAACGTCAGCGCGAACGTCCTCGGGACGCCAGTTGCGGACGCGGGGCTGAACCGGAACCATGCGGACGGTGACGCTTCCCTCCGAAGCGGAAGCGCCGCGCGGGTTGCTGGAGTTGCGGGCGGCACAATCAGCGATGTTGGCGGCGCGGGCGGTGCGGATCAGAGCGGTCAGGTTGGTCATGTCGTTCTCCCTTGTTGAAGCCATAATACACGACGTTTCCGGTCACGCAATACCCCGCTGTGATTTATTTTCGCGCCTTTTGCCACTGCCGCGCGAACTCTCCCGGCACGTGGGCATGTTTCTCAACCATCTGACGGACTGGCATTCCTTGGCTGTCTCTGAAGGCGAGCCACGAATCTCTTGCGGCCCTGCTTTTCGCACAATCATAGCTGCGAAGCGCATAGAGGGGATCGTGACCGTCATTCATCAAACTGCCTCGTATGTCAGACGGCGTTGCGTATAGTTTTCCGCCGCGCGATAAAGGTTGTTATCCGCCAGCCATGCGCGCTCAATGTCGGGATATGGCCCGACCTCTTTTCGGGGGCGCATCAGATAGACCCGATAATACCCCTCGCCCGGCACGAACCGAACGCGTTTTTTCCGCTCTAGCGTCTTTTGCTGAGCGAGCCAGTCACACCATGCACCGGGGGTCATCGGCTATAGTCCTGCGCTGTAACGGTCCACGGGGTCCAGAATATCACCCGGATGGGCTTTGGCTTGTCAGGGGTCATGGTGGAAAACAATCCCGTTTTGCGAACCCCACGCCATCACGATTTCTATCAGGTCGCTAAAGTCGGCGTGAGATAGCTGGCTGCTGGAATGGCGAAGGTTCACAAAGCCATCGCTGTTAAGGTTAGGCACGAGACGCGATTCCCGATTGAGGGCGTCTAGGAAAAGCTGCGACCAGTCTTCCGGGGCCAGCTTGAGGCCGTGGTATTCTGCCTGCCTGCTTATGTCGGTCAAAGCGGACCAGTATGCCGCGTTTTGTGGCAAGGACCGCTTGGGGCCAACGAATGTCACCCGCGTTAGGTCAGGGGCCGCGTCAAGCCACTTATGCAGCTTGGCGCGGTCTTCCTTTGACCTGATAGTGACGACGGTTGTTCCCATCACCAAGGTATATCGTCGCCAATGTCTCCAGTTGGCACTGGAGCGCGTCCAGCGGGGCCGCTAAAGCTTTCGTCCGCATCGCTTTGGCCTTCCGACTTTCCGCCGAGCATGGTCAAGACGCCGTTGAATTTTTGCAGCACGATTTCACTAGCGTATTTCTCAACCCCATTTTGCTCATATTTACGGGTCTGGAGCGCGCCTTCGACATAGATCAGCGAGCCTTTCTTGAGATAGTTTTCGCAGACCTTCACGATGTTTTCGTTGAAACAGACGACGCGAACCCACTCCGTGCGTTCCTTGCGTTCGCCGCTCGACTTGTCCCGCCACTTTTCGGTGACGCCAATAGACAAGTTGGCCACCCGGTCGCCGCTGGTCATGGTGCGGATTTCCGGGTCTTTGCCCAGATGCCCAATGAAGGCGCATTTATTCAGCATCGGTCAGTTCCTTTTTGCGTTTGTCGATCAGTTCGGCAAAAAACGTCCGTGTTACGGACGCCAAGTCCGGGCTGGTCAGTTGGTCTTTGTTCTCGCGTTCGATGCGCTTCACGTCGTCCAGCGTTTTGGCTGTCAGGAGGGCAGCGCGGCAAGTCGTGGCCCACTTCTCCAGATTGGCGCGAGCGGCCTCCTGTGCGGCCTCCAACTTGGCGCGCGAGGCGCTTTCGTCCGTTTGATGCTCAACCGTGTCCGTTTCTTCCTTCGCGTCGTCCCGGTCGGTAATCAGGAACCGTTTTTTCAGCATTTCCTTGAGAGCATTTGTCCCGGCCTTGGCAAAGGCTTTATCGCCGTTGTCCGTTCCTGCGCCAGCCCAACGGATCGTGCGGCGGTCGGCGGGGTCATCAAGGCTTTCAAACTCGAAATCCACGATAACATCACAGCGGTTTCCGCTGTATGTCCGCTCGACAAGGTTCGGCGTGAAATCAACGCCATGCTTTGCGAACAAGGGCCGCATTTCCGACAGGACGCCCTCAACCGTGTGACCCTTGATCGTCCAAGACTTGCCGTCTTTCGTCATTGTAACGTCGGACTTGCCGATGCCAAACGCTTCGGCTCGGATAAGCGCCATGCGCTGCGCTAGCGTTTTGAGTGCGGTATCTTGTCCGGCAGCAGCGGGGACAGGGCTTTCAGCCACTCCCACTCCTCCTCCGTTATCGGTCGTCGCGCTATCCATTCCCATTTCCTCCACGGGTTGACGGGCTTGCCGTCGATTTCTGCTAGTAGCTTTTCGTCAGACAGAAGTTCGCCTGTCTCTGCGTCAATATCGGTCGCATCCCACCAAATCCTCGCTGGCACGAACGGACCTCTTGCCCACTTGCCGTAGGAAAACCGCCTGACCTTGTAAAACCCGGCTTGCGGTTCTCCCTCATGGATCGGCGGCGCTTTCCCGGCTAGTGTGTCTTCCCACCACCGCCATCGGTCGGCGGCGCTTGATGGTTCTCGCATCGCGTAAAAACCTCGCTTGCAAACAAGATGCCTTCGCCGTTGCAGTGGTCGCAATCGCGGCCCGGCTCACAGTATGGGCACCCGACCAGATCACCATATCGCGGCGCGGCAAATGGATAGCCGTCGTCACTCATCGGACTTCACCGCTACAGCATTGCCTAGACGGGCCGTGGCCTTCCATAATCTTTCGAGTTGGTCGGGGGTTAGATCGGTCAGGCGTTCAACGTCACCAATCGCGACGGTAAGTGCCGACATACACGGTTCGAACTGGCCTGAGTGACGGATGGTGCGGATTGCGTCGATTACATCGGTCACGGCATCCGCTCCAGCGCCTGCGCTTCGTCAGCGTCAGCCTCGCATTGGCCTTCAAAACACGCGCTGCACATCAGCACACCGACTTCCTCAAATGCCTCAATGTCTGGCGAGAACTCGTCGTCATCGCCGCAAATGACGCATCCGCCCGAATGAGCCTCCATCGCATCGAACAATGCCCAAACCTTAGCGGCGCTCATTTCGCGGCTCCCGTAATGTCAGTGGCAATGGCAAACCAGTCAGTCGCGGCGGGCTTGGCGGGATGCGGAATATGCCGCCCCTGTACCCGGTCCCATTTCCCAAATGCCGCTTCGATCACCGCTAGCGCAGCATCGACGGCCTTTTGCGTTTCAGCGTCGCCGCGCCGGTAATCCAGAACGTCCTTCGCGGGATACCAGTCAGCCCGATCACCGCCAACGGAATAGCGGCCTTCTTTGCGGTCATTGTCGTAGTTTTCCGCATCGCGGCCCGCGTCTCTGTCTCTAATGCTAGTCATGTCGTTCTCCCTTGTTGGAGAGACAAAAGCACGGCGCTGGGGAGGGCGTCAAGCGATATTTGTTGCGCCTGTCATCTTTTTTGTTGCGCCATGTTCCGTTGCGTGTATTTTGGCGTCATGGAAAAAGAAACCTTCATCACCGCCGGTCAACGCCTATACGGAAAGCATGGCTGGAAAACGCAGCTTGCCGAAACTCTCGGAATGAGCCGGGCAACCATCCACCGCTACGCTAATGGCGAGCTTGCCATTCCGGGTCGCGTTGCCTTGGCTATGCAGGCTTTGGAGGCGGCGCGATGAAATACAGCGTGTATGAAATTTGGTCTGATGCTTGTGACGGCGTTTACGTTGGTCGGACCAAAATGCCAGAGACCAGATGGAAAGCGCATTGCGCGATGGCAAAACATGGCCACGCGCCGTTGTATGCTGCAATGCGAGAATTTGGCACCGAGTGTTTTCGATTTGTCGTGGTCGAAACTTTTGAAACCCGTTTAGAAAGTGCCGCCGCCGAAGTCCGGCGCATCCATTTTCACATCGAAAACGGGCGGGCGATTTTCAATCGGAACACTGGTTCGCCCGAGATTTCATCAAAATCAATCTTTGTCAGGCCGAAACAGGGGACCGCCCTGCAACGCATCATCGACCGGGCGCGAGAGGATAACACGCCTCTCAGCCCTATCGTTCATCAAATGGCGGAAGCGCATGAACGCGCGGAACGTCGGAAAGCTAAAAAGGGAGAATGAATATGACTAATTATGTGATCGAAAAAAACGTGCCGATTTGCTCCATCGGCCTTGCGGGCGGTGTTCGTAAAGAAAACAGCTTGAAGGGGACAATGCGCCGCTTGGAGGTTGGCGATTCTTTTCTTGCTACAAACAGTCGCAACGTCGTTTCCGCGACCGCACAACTTCTTAGGCGTGAATTTTCTGGCCGTGTCTACGTCACGCGCTCTGTGGATGGCGGCATTCGCGTTTGGAGGGTCGCATGATCGACTTCATCAAACGCCTGTTCAGCCGCTACGGCTTTCATCGCCAGCCGCCCGCCTGCCCGGCTAACCCCGATTGGGCTGATGATGCCTTCTTTACCGCTCACAAAGCCAAGACAGAAAGGCTTGCCGCTATTGCCGCTGAGATTGTCGCGCTCAACGCAAAGCGCCTCAAGGCCAAAGAGCAGAAGAAAAATCAGAAAGTCTTTGAAGACCAGATGAAGGCTCTAATGAACGAGCGGCTGCGAATCGAGGGCGGCAAATGATCGAAGATTTGTTTCAATGGGGACTGGGCTTCATCACCATGATCAGTTGCTCATATTTTGTCGAACGCAAAAACTGGAGTTTAGCCACTTACTACGGCCTCGCTACTATTGGTCTTTTTCTGCTGGCTACGTCATGACCCAACCCCCTTGGATAGATGAGAGGGCTTGTCGGTGATTGAACTTCCCCTGCCTGCTAAAATCCTCTGGCCTAACGGTCGGGGCCATTGGGCTACGAAGGCCAAGGCATTTAAAGCTCACAAACAGTGGGCCTATGTTGCGGCTTACGTACCTCTTAAAGAGCGACGGGAACCGGGCCGCATTAACTGGTCCGTCACTATACACCCAAAGACCGCTCACGCGATAGATGACGACAACGCGCGGGCCAGCTTGAAGGCCTATCAGGACGGCTTGGCGCTGGCGCTCGGCGTTGATGACAAGCAGTTTAACGCGCCCTTACTAACCTTTGGAGAGCCGATTAATGGCGGTCTGGTTCGAATTGAGATTATGCAATGACCGAGAAACTAAAGGTTCTGGACCTATTCAGCGGTATTGGCGGTTTTTCCCTTGGGCTTGAACGCACTGGCGGATTTAAAACCGTTGCCTTCTGTGAAATCGAACCGTTCCCCCGCGCCGTATTGGCGAAACATTGGCCCGAGGTTCCCTGCTATGAAGACGTTCAGACCCTCACAGCAGGCAAGCTTGCTGCCGCCGGAATATACCCCGACGTTATCGTCGGAGGATTCCCATGCCAGGACCTGTCAACGTCGGGAAGCCGCAAGGGCCTCGACGGAGAGCGCAGCGGACTATGGAGTGAGTTCGCTCGCCTTATTAGCGAGGTTCGACCCCGATTTGTCATCGTGGAAAACAGTCCAGAGCTGCTTGATGGATGGATTGGCGACATACTCGGACCGCTGGCCGCGCTCGGGTTTGATGCGGAATGGCATTGCATACCAGCTTCCCACGCTGGCGCGCCGCATGGCCGGGACCGAGTTTGGATTATTGCCTACCCCATTGGCAAGCGACAACCGCGACAGAGGCAACTTGCTATTGCCCTCCGTGCAACGTCGGATGCGTATCGGCAAGCAAGTGGGCTTGAGCGCGCTTTTCATGAAGGCTCCGTGCCCTATGTGTGTGGAGGGCATGATGGGGTTCCCTCCTATGTGGACGAGGCTGCCTTAGCGGCCCTTGGAAACGCTGTGGTTCCTCAGATTCCCGAAATGATCGGGCGCGCGATTCTGGCTGACTTCCATGCAGCGTGAGCCCGTCGAAATCCACCCGCGCAAGTCTTTCACCAAAAAGCAACGGTTGGAGATATTCAATCGGGCTGAGGGTCGGTGCCAGTGCGGATGCGGCAAGAAGCTACAGCCGGGCTTCCACATTGAGCATCGAAACCCACTGTGGCGCGGCGGAACAAACGACATTGAAAACCTTGAGGCTTGGATACCGGCTTGCCACGCCTCCAAAACGTCTGGCGAGGCGTCCGCCCGAGGGAAGGTCAATCGGCTAATCAAGAAGGCTGATCCGCTGACCCGTAAGCCTAGCAGGATGCAAAGCCGCAACGAATGGCCGAAGGGCCAGAAAATCCAATCAAGAGGTTTCCAGCGGAAGCCCAAGGGAGAAACATGACTCACCGCGATCCTAAGTTCATCGAAATGAAGAAAGCCGGAAAGTCTCACCGGGAAATCGGGGAGGCGTACGGCGTCAACTTTCGCACCGTTGACCGTTGGGCCTCCGAAGCGATCAAGCGCGGCCTTCTGTCCCCGATGGCCGGGCGAACGCCGACAGAACCAACCATCATCGAGCGGCTCAAAGACCTGTGGCTGACTGGCGTTCATATCGACGACGTAGCCAAGACGCTCAACAAAACCCGGTCGGCCATTCGTGGGTTAACGGTTCGGTATGGCATCCAGCGGGAAAAGCCCGTTACCAAGCCGTATTTTTGGACTGACGACAAGATAGCAGAAGTCCGGCGTATGCGCGAGGCTGGCATGGTGGACACCGCGATCGGCGCAGCACTCGGCACAACAGCCAGAAGCATCTTGCGCGCGCGCATCACTCACAAGATCGACCTTGGGGCACCGCGCGCACCCGTCAAGACTTGGACGCCAGCCGAGGAAGCTACGTTGCGGAAACTGTGGTTTTCGGGCTTGTCCTGCCACCTGATCGGGCAGCAAATGGGCGGGCGCACCGCTAACCAGATTGCCTCGAAAGGAAAGCGCATGAAGCTTCCCGACAAAGGCGTTCCGGCAAAGCGCAAGGTTGCTGACCGGGATTACAAAACTGTCAGCTTGGCTGCGTCCGCTCGCAAAGGCACGACGCTTGGGCCGCGCGCAAAACCGGGGCCGAAAGAAGACCCGCACATCATTCCTGACTTTGCGCGCCCGTGGCTGACCAGAGCCGCCGGAGAATGCACCTATCCCTACGGGGAGCGCCACAACATCCATAGCTGCTGCAAGCCGGTTTTCGGCGTCAGCAAATGGTGTGAAGCACATCATGCACTTTGCACGGTAGAACGCAAGGTTGCCGCATGAAAAAGCCCGTCAAAGGTCCGGGAATGTGGACACCCGACGAGGATACGGCGTTGCGCCGTTGCGTTCGGGCTGAGTTCACACCAGCAGAGGCAGCACGACGCTTGAACCGGCTGGAGCGCAGCGTGATCCTGCGCGCTGCCATTTTGAAAACCCCGTTTTTGGTGGCGTAGGTGGACAAGGATTCATTGATTTTGAAAATGGTGTCCAAGGGCGCTTGCAGAGCGGACATTCAGGAGCGAACCGGGTTAAGCAAGTCAGGCGTTCGCAAGGCCCTTGCACGGCTTGGCGTGGTCGCTGCTTACGGCGGCAACGGGCCTAAGCCTAAACAGGTGGTAACATGAACGCGCTTGAACGCCTTGGGCTGGAGGTAGTTGCCTTTAACCTCCTAGGTTCCCGCATGATGGCTTCGCTTCTTCTCGTGCTTTTGGACGGCAACGGGCGTCAAGTCGGCTTCCAGACGCTTGCCGATGCTCGTCAGTGGCGGCGGCGAGAAAACGACGTTCCTACCGTCGCCGGACTGCGAACGCGCATTTGCGTCCTTCGCGGTGCATTACGGGACTTGGGCTTGCCGGATGTTATCAAAACGTGCGGGCATGAGACGGTTCTTTGTCCCGCGACAGGCTACAGTTTGCCCGAGCCGGGACGGTCTGCCGTTATGGCGCGGCTTATAGCAGAGGCGGGCTAAGGTGATTGGCTTTCCGTTTGTGGAGAATGGTGATGCGTGAGGAAGTCATTGGTGACTGTCGGCTGATACTTGGCGACTGCCGGGACATTCTCCCGACGCTTGGGCCGGTGGATGCCGTTGTGACGGACCCGCCTTATGGGATTTTTAAGAACACTGGCGGCGACGGAAAGATGTTCGGAAAGCCCACAATCTACAGCGATGATGACAAAGCTGCGCAATGGGATTTGCGCCCGGATTCTGAACTGCTGTCGATGGTATTGAGCGCTGCCCCGCTTTGGACTGTTTGGGGCGGCAACTACATGGCAAAGGATTTAGGCGACACCAAGGGCTTGTTTGTCTGGAATAAACTAACGGGTAACAATAGTTACGCTGACGGCGAATGCGCGTTCACAAACAAGGTCGGGACGCTGCGCATTTTTACACATCAATGGTGCGGCGCTTTCAAGGATAGCGAGCGCGGCGAGCGCGCAATCCATCCGACACAGAAACCCGTCGCACTGATGCGATGGTGCATTGACCACGCCAAAGCCGCCAAAACCATCCTCGACCCGTTCATGGGGTCCGGCACGACCGGCGTTGCCTGCGCCCTGACTGACCGCGCTTTCATCGGCATCGAGCGCGAACCTTCGTATTTCGACATTGCCTGCCGCCGTATTGAGGAGGCTTACAAGCAACCCCGCTTGTTTGCCGAGCCGGTTCAAAAGCCGGTGCAAGATGTTCTGATATGAAAAAGACCCGGCGCGGTATGATTCACGCGCCGGGCCAGTCTAGCCACAACAAGGGAGGGAGAGCGTCGTGGGTGCAGCTATTCTACAGTTTCCCGTGAGAGAAGCAAATACCTTTGACGAGGCATGGGCTTTGCGCGCTGGCCAGATGAAAAAGCGCGGAGACGGTCAGGACAAAACCCGCAAACTATGGAACAAGGCCGCTGCCAAGGTAGGCCATGCGAGGCTCTTAGAGGCCCTTAAGCGGTATCTTCGCGAGGAGAAAGAGCCGACCTGTGGCTATCCGGGTTTGTCGGTTTGGCTGAACGGGGAGCGTTGGGACCATTGGCTTGACCACCGCGAGATAACCGGCGACGGCTCTTCATCGACTTGCCGCCAACTTTTCCCCAAGGCCGCTGCTCGCGCCCTAATGGTTGAGGCTTGCGGCGAGAGTTGGGTTATCTCCTATCTTGATCCCTGCACTCTACACCCAGACGGATGGATTACGCCAGCAACAGGATATGCAAAGGGGAAGCTGGTGGAGAAGGGACGGGAGTTGAAAGCAGCGGGGCTTGCGGGGATTCGGTCGAAGGTTTAGCCTTCTCTGGCCTGGGCTACCGGGCGGCGGGGTGGTAGCCTGTCCTAAGCCGGACGTTTGGTCCGTCGTCACTACGCCATCAGTCCTTCGGGGTTGGTGGCGTTTTGCTGTGCGGGTGGTCCCGTGACGGGCACAAGTCCCCATCGGTATTGCGGCCACCCCTTACAGCGATCAACCTGTAAGCCCTTGCGGGTTTCTGCGGAACCTTGCGGCCCGGACGTGCCAGACCTACACCGCCCTTCAGCGGGTCAGACTAGCCCGATCAACCTACATCTAAGCGGGCTTGACGGCAACGATTTTCTGGCGCTTATTAACGCCGAAGGGCCAGCGGGAATATCACAACCGCTGACCCCTCTTATCCGTGTTGGCGCACGGACTGCGTTAACGCCCTAAGATTAGGACAGACGCACTCCATACGCAAGCGCGGGCATTAGGCCCTTATGCTGCTACGGCAGCCGCACGTCGGGAGGAACCCGAAACGCGAGGCCAGAAGCCTACCAAATGAGGGGGGAGAACCCCACAAGGCCGCTCGGTGATTTGTGCCGCTGAGTGATGGCCTCGCCGTTGCGAGAGATTGGCTTACAAAGTGGTGGAAGCGTAACCAGCCCGCCTGTTCGTCAGGCAAGCCGCACAAATATGTTTGAAAACGCGTCGAGACTTCAAGGAATCGAGAGGTTTTAGCATGGTCTGCTCTTTGCAGGGCAGATTATGCTCTCTCCACATCAGGTGCTTAAGGAATTGAGGGTAGGGAGACAGCTATGAGACTGAACAACAAGAGTGCGAGATTGATCGCAAACAAGTGGCTGATTGAAAACGGCTTAGAGCCTATCAGGACCGAAGCTAGTTACACCGAGTTTGCCACCGAACTGCGCCGGAAGACCGCTAAAACCGTCGTCCCGGTCCAGTTTTTGCATCGACCCGACGCGGTTCATTATGTCCGTGAATTTGCAAACCGAGTCTCGTCGTGAGGGTTCTCGTTTGCGGAGGCCGTGACTACGCCGATCAGGACAAGGTTTTCGAGGTTCTGGATTATATCAACCAAAATCGGTCAAAAATCACGTTGCTGATTCATGGCGCGGCAACGGGAGCCGATGCGCTAGGCCGAGAATGGGCGAAGGCTCGCGGGATTGAGGACGACCCTTATCCGGCCCTCTGGACGTGGTTGGAGGCCCCTAACGCGGTCATTAAGCGTCGGAGAGACGGAACGGCCTATAATGCCAACGCCGGGCCAGATCGAAACGCTAAGATGCTACTGGTCGGAAAACCTGACGCGGTTGTAGCTTTTCCCGGAGGCCGAGGGACTAACGACATGATGGAACGCGCCCGAATAAACGGTGTTCGCGTTTGGGAAGTAAGAACAAGACAATGAACGCAACATCACAACGCAAACAGCTTCTGAGGAGCTTATGATGACAAGCTCGCACCAGATAGAGGAAGCGGACAAGCCTATCAGCAACGCGCGGGTTGCCGCGGAGCTTCAAGCCATCGCCCTCACCATCCATATGTTCGGTTTGGAGGGGTTATCGAACATGACGGCGGGACGTGCATACAAAACGCCAGAAAACGAACACGTCAGCACCTAACCCCAATGTTTTTTAAGGGGAGGGTGGAGATAGGTGTTGACAGGTAGGGCGCCGCCGCCCTATGGTCTGTGTGTCGAGGGCGTTAGGCCCCGAGGAGAAAACAGATGACCACGGAACAATACATCGCCAGCCAAGCCGCCAAATACCCGACCCACGGCGCTGCATACTTTGCCTATTACGCTGGCCGCAACGACGCAGCCGATGGCATCAAGCCCGACACTATTTCGGATGCTGCTTTGAATGCCGAGTATCGCAAAGGCTTTCGCTCGATGCGTTCGGAAATGCGTTTGGACGCAGACACGGAGTGGGACGCATGAGTAGCGATTACGAAAAGCGGCGCGGGGAAATGTATGACGGAGCTTTGCCTGTCTCGTCTGGCATGACGCCAAATGCCTACCGCGCCGCCATCGCCGCCCTCAATCTAAGCCAGAGGGCGGCGGCTAGGGTTATCGGCGTAAACGAGCGCACCAGCCGCACCTATGCCGCTCACGGCGTCCCCGAGAAGCTTTCTGCATGGGTCCGGGACAAGCTGGCAGCTTACCAAACATCTCAATGGGCCGAGACATTCTCGCTCATGACAAAAGCATCAGAACAAGAGGGAGAAGACTAGTGATCGACCGTTCCGATTACGTTTGCCACCGCATGAAAGCGGCTCAGGCTACCAACCAATCCAATCGCGGGTTTGACTTCCGCCCCTCCGACGAGCCGCCAATGTGGTTCCGCGCCGTGGCCGAGGTGCTTCGTCCTCGCAGCCTCATCATTCTGGCCGTGCTGGCCGGGGTTATCAGCCTGTGGTGGCTGTGATGAGGATGACGGACAAAGCCATTCGCGCCCAAGTCTTTCGCATAAGCCACTTGGCGGCAGCGATTGTCGCTATTCGCGCGGCTGAACAACACCTGATAGCAGGCAATCGCGAAGACCTCATTGTTGCCGCCATTGACGAGGCTGTCGCCGCTCTCGCCAAAGCCACAGGAGAAGCATCATGACCGAACTCCCCGACGATATGGAGGCGGCGGAACTGCGGCTGCGAGACTGTCTCGGCGAAGCCACGGAAGCCAACGTCGCTGTGGACACGGGCGACCTCCGCGCCCTCCTGCTCGCATACAAAGAGCGGGGGCGGGCTTTAGGAGAGGCGCGAGGTTTCGTTTTCGACGCGACGCTTGACGACCGATACCCCGACCACGCCGCTGAAATCCTGTCTCAGATCGACGCCGCCCTCAACCAGAAAGGCAAGAGCCATGACTGAGAAACTGTTGCCTTGTCCGTTCTGTGGGGGTGAGGCCCGCACCTTTGACCTCAACGGGACTGCACAAGCGACATGCGCGGGAGATGCTTACGCCTGCGCTGGACCCGACGTTGTGGCTCCTGTCGCGATGTGGAACCGCCGCACCCCTGCACCAGAGGGGGAGGCGTGGCGGACTGTTCCGGTTAATCCTCCGCTTGAAATGATCGACGCATTTCTGCGGCACATTCCGACCGACTACGCACCAGACCGACACCAGAAGCGGGCGGGTTACGCCGCCATGCTCGCAGCATCCCCTGTCGTTCCTGCACCAGAGGGGGTGTTTGTTAGCGAGACTTGCGAAGGTGAAGTCTGCTGGTGCGGAAAGCCTGCGGTCCGAAAGGTCGGGGAGGAGTTTGCTGACGACGAGCCGAACCCTAACCGCCACAACCTCACTCGGTATATCTGCGCCCACCACTTCGCTGAACTCATGGGGCCAGCGGGGGCGCGGTCTGTCGGCATTGCCCCTGTCGTTCCGGTAGGGGTGAGCAGGGAGGAGATTGGGCGGATTATCGACGGCATCCAGCTTACCATTGGCGACCACGGACCCCGGATAAGACACGGCGAACGCCTGCGGGCAACCGACGCCATCATCGCAGCCCTTCGCCCTACCGATACAGGGAGGGAGTGATGGGGTTCGCAATAAGCATCCTCGCTGGCTTGGGCGCGGGCGCATGGTTTGCGCTATTTTACCTTGCTTCCCGAACGGACGACCACGAGCGCCGCCTTCGCAATCTGGAGACCCCCAATGACCACCCCTGACATAGCCGGTCTGTGCGAGAGGCTGCGGGCCAGACGCGAGTTTTACGAAAGCTGTAGGAACTCCGTCATGGGCCAACTCATGACCGAAGCAGCCAACACCCTTGAACGCCAAGCCGCTGAGATAGAGAGGCTGTGGAGCGATGTAGATTTTGCCGTATCGTGTCTTTGCTCTCTCCGAAAGAACTACGCCGACGGCCTTGGCATATGGGATGACGTTGACAAAGCAATCAGCGCCCGAGCCGCCCTTACAGGAGAAGACCATGACTGACACTTACCGCGCCATCTATGATGCCGCCAACCTCAACATGGGCGGGCTGGCCAACCTCGCCCCGCACATTCAGCAGGAGATTTACAACGTCTCCAATGAACTGACCCGGCCATCCGCCGTTTATCGCCCCGCGATTTTTGCTGACGGCAATATGTGGTGCGCCCTGCTTGGCGATGACCTTCAATCCGGCGTGTGTGGATTCGGTGAGACGCCAGCCAAGGCTATGGCCGCATTCGATACGGAGTTTTGGAAGGGCAAAACCCCAACCGCCATCCGGCTGGAAAAGGAAGCGGCAAAAGTGACTAACAATGACTGACACATGGCACACCGAACTGACGCAGGACGGCGACCGCTGGTCCTTCATCCTCACGCAGAACGGCATCGTCCATACTACGATGCGGAACTACCGCAGCCGCACCGCTGCGCTCAAAGCCGCCGATTGGCACCGCGAGCCCATGTCGTCGCGTCCGTCTATTGCCGACGAACTGGAAAGGATTGGACTGTGATGACCGATTTGCTTCTCGCCGGGTTCTGGATTGCTACTGCCGGACTTTGTCATCTGTGGCTTGTGGTGCGGAGGGGGCGTTAACTCAGCGCCAGAACTCGTACCAACGGCGATTCTGGCTCTCCGCAATTTCGATAACGGCCTCTTTCTTGAGGCTGCATTCGCGAAGGTCAGCATCCCCCGCAAGGATAGCGTCGCTCAAGTCGTTCAGCACGGTTGCGTCAGAAACGTCAACCGTCGAACGGCACGGCGCTTTCAAACTATTCGGGATCATTATGTTTGCCGCCCCGCCGCACCCGCTCAAGGCTACGCCCGAAGCCATCAGGGAGACGAGTATCAGCGCCTTTGATCTTTTCAGCCTCATTTTGCTTCTCCGCTTGCTCTTGACGAATGACAGGGGTTTCGGTGGCCACCCGATCTAACGCTTTTCCGGTCGCGACTTGCGTTCGGTTGTCGTCCCGGTTTCGATTGCCGCACATGGTCAGGACGGCCATTGCCAGACAAAGCACCACGACAAGAGCGATGATGCCAACGATGCGTGTCGCGGTGCGGTCAAGGCCAAACATCACGCGCTCCCATACAATGCGGCTTCAGCGGCACGACGACGGGTCAGGCCCTTCATCACCTTGCCGTCGTTTTTATCCCAACGGGCAAACTGTAGCTTTGCAGCCGCGTAATCGCCCGCCTTGTGGAACCGCAGCAAAGTGCTGTCATTCAGAGCCGCCAAGCCGACGTTATAAGCAAACGACACCAGCGCATCGAACTGGTTTTGCGTCGTCACGGGCGCCATGAGCGCGACCGCTTTCTCAAACCGGCCAAGGTCTGCGGCAAATCGATCATCTGCCTGCTGCTGCGTCCAGACGACGCCCTTGGCGATGCCGGGGCCGGTCGATCCCCAACCAATCGTCCACGGCTTGCCGTCAACCGAGCCGGGGTCTGGATAGGCCGTCAGCTTGCACGATTCGAACGAGTGAATCAGCGCAATGCCAGCGGGGCTCACGCGCTTGCCCGTAGGAGCCGCTACAGGGGCCAATGCTGCGTTTATGGCGTCAACGTCCGCCTGCGTCAGCGGAGCGCCCTTGATGGCCCTTACAGCGTCAAAAAGCGCCTTCACGGTTTAGGCTCCTCAAGATGCGGCGCTGGAGGCGGCGGCGTCTGATTCCGGCGCGGGTCAATAGCAGCAAGACAACCACCCGCCACAAGCGAGATAATCGTTGCATCCACACCCGCCCTCGCAAAGCCCATTGCCGCGATAATCGTGGCATAGGGCAGAACGGTTGACATCATCTGGCGAACATCAAGCGGTGTCATCAGGACAGTCCCAAGGCAGCAGAAATCTTGGGCAGCAACAGCGTCAGGACCGAACCGACCCCAACCGCCGCGCCCATCTGCCAATACTGCGTCTTCATCACGGCTTCCAACTTAGCCTCCATCGCCTCCACCCGGCGGGTCAAGTGCTCCACATCGCGCGCGATTACGTCGGGGCTTGTCGAGTTCATTTTCCAACATCCGCGACAAGGCGTACACCCCGCCGATTAGACAGAAAACGGCGAACACGATCCAAACCATGACCCACTCCGACACACCCAAGGGCCAGAAGCTGAACGATGAACAGCAAATTGACGGCGACCACATACTGATAAAGACCCAACTGTGTCAGACTGCCCAACTTCCACATGGCGATGGCCACAACGTGCAGGGTGAGTTGCGCGACTAGGCTTCCGACCATGATTACTTTCCAGCCCTCGCGATTGCGGACCCACGCCCGGTAAATCATCGCGGCGAGAAAACAGTCGAGAACGGGGGATGCCAGCAGCGCGTCGGGGAAGTCGTACAGCGTCACCAACAGGTTATTGATGACGAACACGACGGCCAGCAAGGCGCTTACACCCATTAGGTCCGCGTATTTGGCGGGCCGGGATCGGTACGCCAGAAAGCAGATGGCGAAGACCGCTACGGTGGCGACAAGATACCAGATCACGGCTTGATAGGTCCATCAGGGTCGTTGACCGGAGGCTTGTCGTTTCCGCCGCTGAAAGCCACGATGTTGCCGCCATCATTGGCCACGCTGGCGATGTAAGCGGCTTCGGCCTTCCCAAGTGCCTCATGAAGCGCGTTGGTTTTTTGAACGACTAGGCGGGCGGCTTTTTTGGCCTCTTTCGCAGCTTTCTCCAAAGCGACCGTAGCCGCGCCGATGGCGTCGATATGTTCCTGAGCAGTCATGTCGTCTCCTTAAACCACCGCGCCGGTCGCATCGACCCACGCTGTTCCCGTGTACCAGATCGGCTTGCCGTCCGCGTCTAGCGTCGTGTCAAAATAAAGCTGGCCGGGCAGCGGAAGCGTCGGCCTGTTTGCGGTCGTATCCTTAACCGCGCGGTCTGTCTGGAACCGCGCCGCCGTGCCAGTGTTAAGCAGCGGAGTCGTTACGCCGTCCATCAGCGTGTCAACGGCGCGGACCACAGTGCCCGACCCGTCTCGAACCAAATAACCGAGGTTGCCGACGTATGTGCCGATAGTAGGGTCGGTTTTAAGCATCCGCGCTCCGGTGATTAGACCAGATTGTGCATCGGTGCCCGCCGCCGCAAACTCGACATAGCGCGGCGCGGTAGTGGTCACAGGAATGACGCCGCCGGAGTGTACGGTGCAATACGGGTTGTCCACCACGGGATTGTCGATCAAAAAATCTGTC